TTATAGTACCATTGAATACATCGTGTCCTGCCGTATAAGCTCCCTTGTTTATAAACTTAGCGTAAAATTTCTCCTGTGTTATAGGAAATTTCTTACCCCAAGTACCAACTGTATCTGCCAATATATTACTAACCTTCTGAGCATCTTTGACAGTCTCATAAGAGAACCTTACCAAACGTGCCCAAGAGCGGTTTTTACAAATAACAGTATAACTTTCAATTGGAGTGTCAGGTTGAATATCCTCACTTTCCGGTTTTTCTAATAGTTCACCAAGTCCAATTGCAGTCGTAAACTTTGTATATGCCTCGTTTGATTTTACAACTTCAAAGAACATATCCCATTTCGGGGGAGTTAGGTCATAATTCTCCCAAAAATAATTATAACTGTCTCGTTTCATCATTTCTGTAAATTGTGAGCGTCTTCAATAAACTTATGTAAGATTCTTTAAAATCTTACCTCCTCATTTCTAAGGAGATTCGGACTATATCATCATCCTATTAGGATGCCGAGCACTCGTGTCAGACTTATTGGTTATAGCGTCCTCATCTGTTAGTCTCTGAACCTTCTAACCTACTATTTACTATATTCAGTTAGCTTGGCTGCTGATTGCCATACCATATATTAATCAATCTTTTTAGTCTATTTTCCCAATGCATACGATTAAAATTAGTTCTTATATGACATGTAGGACAAAGTGTAATAAGATTTGAAAAGTTATTATTACATTTATTATAGTCTATATGATGAACATGTAAAATGTCTAAAGAATTTTCACAAAGACTGCATTTATGTTTGTCTCTATCTTTAATTTTCAGTCTCAGTCTTTTACTAAACTCCGGTGGATAAAAAATATAATGCCCACCTCTCCAAGCAGGATTATTTTCTCCACTCATCCTATCAGACATAATTTGCAAAATCTCTTCATAATTTGTTGGGTACAATTCCTTATATGTCTTACCCTTTTTTCTTTTACTAGCATTATCTCTATATTCTTGCGTCTTAACACCAGACCACCACTCATGTTTCTTACCAAAGAAGGAATTTTTCTTTCCTATCATCCAATCTTCTGGTACTGTTTTACAATTAAACTTGGCCTCATATTCTTTTGGTGTTATATTATGTTTATCGAGATGTGTATTAGTTAAAGCTTTAAATTCTTTATTACAAATTTTACAAATCATAATATATACCTCATTGTATACAACATTCAAATTAATATATAACTTAGGTTTCCAGCAGTTCACTCGGTTGGCACTTAATTGTTACCAATTAAGGGTGCAATCGCTTACACCAGCCATACTGTTCCACCTCCTTTTTTATTTTTATTTTATCCTAATCCCTTAGGTTGTCTTTTTTCCGGTCTGATACCAACGATAACTGTACCATCGGTTTCATTTACATCATATATTACTAAAACAGCTTGAGAAGCTGCAGGGTCTGCCAGCTTTCCACACTGTTGTACTGTAGTCGTAGTTGATCCACTAACGTAGATTTCTGCAGCTTCACCCAGCAAACTAGTTGCCAAGCAACTTGCTACACTATTAGCGGCCTGATACGGCATTTCAAACTTATCATCTACGCCGTAAATAACAAAACACTTATCTTTACCTGCAGTACCACTTGAAACCCAAGTAGTAGCAGCACCAGTCGTATCTTTAGGTGTATCAACCCAACCGAACAGGAACGTTGCTGTGGAAGTAGCAGCCGTAACATGACCAGTTCCACCGGCAAGGTAGCAGAATTTTCCACCTAACCTGCCAAAATACTGGGTAGCAGCCATCTTATATTCACGGCCTTTACCTGGTCCTTCAACATGTCCATAACGAATTTCACCCATACATTGTCACCTCACTTTACCTCTTTTCTTTGACTTAATCTATTATCCCGCATCTTCCATATATCTATAAGATCTGTGACTTCTAAATTTCTTTCTACAGCCTCAGCTTTAATATACTCGTCATTGGGATCATACTCTCCAGTCTTCCGACCAGAAGTATCTATTTTAATTTTACCCTCCGGTTCCGTAGTTCTTGTGGTAGTGTGTAAACTTGTATTGCCTACAGGACTTTCCACAAGATTGTCATTTTCCTCATCATCGAGGAATTCCTTTATTCTTTCGTCAATCGTAAGTTCATCCACTATTTTATTCTTAGCATCTTTCTTATGATAGACGAATTTCTCTAAAGTATTATCAAAAACAAAATCATCCTTAGTCAATCTTACAATCTGATCAGGACGTAGTGCTTTATGTTTCACAGCAGATTTTAGAATCTCTCCTTGCATCTTGTCTCTTTTTAAAGATTCTATATTCCCCTTTAGTTCCTCATTTACTTTATCTCTTTCAGCAAGAGCATCTTTCTTAGCAGTCTCTATACCTTCCATCTGATTTTTCAGATTATCGAGTTCTTTCTTAAATCGAATCTCCAATAACTCTGTTTCAGTCTTTTTGGCTAATTCTGCTTTTTCTGTCTCTTCTTTCTTTTTTGTCTCGTCAGCTTCTATAGCCGCAAATTTCTCTTTTAGAGTTTTAAACTCATCAGCATTTGGAGCTTCAGCCATTGCTTTTTCTAAATCAGCAAGCTTGGTCTGAAGTTTCTTTTTATCCTTTCGTTCCTCGTCTCGTTTTGCGTAAGCCTTTTTAGCTTCAGCTTTATGAAATTCAACGTCGTTCTCTTCTTCAATCTCTTTCTCTTTTACATCTATCAGTTTTTGAAGATCAGCGTCTTCAATATCATCGTCAAACTCGATGCCAAGTTTTTTTGCCTTATCTTTTAAATTCATATCCTACCTCCATAGGGTTTTAGTAGCTTCCGCTACTCTTCTTTTTTATGTTTCCCGACTTCTTCTTTATGTAACTCAGTCGATGTTTTAGAAGTATTACTCAAAGTCGTATGTGGATTTCCCTCACTACCAGTTTCATTATCCGGTCCAGTTTTTAGGGGTTCTACTATTCCACTGCCACCCTCAATTTCATTTTCCATCTCCATTCTTTCAGATGGAGGAGCAAGAGGTGTAATACGTCTTGCAATATTTTTCTGCATCACCTTGTTTAATCTAACCGAGAAATTCCTTTCCATTATACTAATGTGACTTGTAATTTCATCCTCTAGAGCACCAATATCAAATGAAGATGGATAGATAGTTTCTTCCAAATCTTCTGGATTTTTGCTCATATGGCGATAGACCATTTTACTTATTTCTCTTTCAAATATCTGGTATTTGTTGGCCTTATCCGCAAGAGCTGAATTAACTCCCATAAAATTCATTTGTGTTTGTTTACCTGATTTCGATGCATATAGATCTGATGTACCACCCTGCAATCCTGCCATCCTATACATTTCTTTAATATGATCTATAACTAACTTCCATATTGTATCTATATTATCGGTATTTGGAGAAATAAACTGTGGGGGCCATTTTGAATCACCATTTGCTGTCCATACAGATGAAGTTCCAATAGAGTAAAGTGGATCATCACCTTCCTCACTCTTTTCTGCTAAAGTACCATCATCTGGGATAACCAGTTGTGAAAATGTCTGTCTTTCTACTTGTTCATCTATACAGGAACACCAATTCATAACAATTCTATTTACTCTAACAATATCTCTTAACATAGAGTCGCCGACTTTATCATCATCTTCTTCTTTATGATACATCGTAATTATTGGAATTATGCCTAATTCATTCGGTCCCTTAGTAAGACTGCCATCATCAAACTTGGCAGGATTTCCATCTCTATCTTCTATGGACCACTCTGTAGTTGTTATTAATTTGTAGTGTTGTATTTCATCTCTTTTTACTTTTGGATCTATGTCATTATAATGTGTACTTTTAATAAGTATCCAATTATAATTTCCTTGGCTATCTACACTCCAGTCAACTATATCAGTCGGTTTAATTATTTTACAAAATGGTAACAAATCTCTTGTTTCCGCTTTTGATGCTTTTCTATCCGATTTATTTTTTACAACTGGTGGCATATCGACTATACAATGTACAACTCCATATACAGAAGCCAAAAAACCAGCACGTTTTGTAAATCTAGAAATATCTGTTCCTCTGTTATCAACATTTTTTCTAAATTTGTCTAAAGTATCGTCAGCTGGTCTTATGATGCTCTCTTTAAAAATAAAAGAATTATATATATTAGGTAAGGCTTCACAATAGTTTAAAAAGTATCCACGGTCTAAACGTTCATCATAGTCTTCTGAATCTTCTAATCTATGTGTAAACAAATTAGTATCATTTATAAAGTCTTCTCCACCCTTAGCACTATTGTAATACAACTCCCATTTATCGAGGTTGTCTGTATATTTTGGGTGTTTTCGTTCACTAAGCTTCATACCTACTTAACCCCTCTTTTATTCTGGCTTGTTATAGTTTTAAATCTTGGCTTCTTTGCAATTTCTATACATGATGCTAGAGCATCAGGAAAATCATCGTGCTCATCATCTTCTCCTGTGAATGAACATAATTGTTCAATTCCAAGTGCATACTGCTGATTAGCACGTCTTTTGACTGAATCAAATATAACAGTACCGTCCAATAACAATGGTATAATACCTTCAACACGCATTTTTTTATCATGGTATTGATTTATTTCCTTTACGGGAATATATAGGCCTTCTTTGCGTGACTTCTTTCTCAAGTTATCTGCTACAACATACTGAAAAGCGTTCGTCTCTACACCAAACAGTTTGTAATGAAATTTTTCATTACAGTCTATAATAACATCTATTTGACTATCAACATCCCTGCGTTTCATATTTACATCAACAACAAGCAGTAATCCAGTTTTTAAATCACGTAATAGTGTAACTATACAGCTATAATCTCCCGAATCAGCTTTTTTGCCTAAACTTGGATCTAAGAAACCAAAATTTGGATTTCTTCTATTGTCTAATATGGTACGTATAGAAGGATTTGTACTAAAATTTTCAAAATGTAATTGATCTTCTGTTATTAATATTTTAGTAGGATCAACTGCTTCATTCTGTTTCTCAGTTGCAAAACTAGCTGGTCTAGTGAGTTTTACAACCATCAAATTATAATAAGGATCACCTTCGGGCCACAATACATCTGTACCCTCAAGCATTTCTTTTTCGTGTTCTAAGAAAAATTGGTAAGCCGTATTCTCTCTACTTATATCAAAGACGTTTTTGTACAACTCTGCCCACTTATCCCACAAATAAGATGTAGAGAATTTTCTAACAGCAGAAAATCGTTTACTATTCCATTCTGGATACTCATTTGGATCTAATAGAGCATTCAGCAGGGAATCTTTACCAAGTACAGTTCCTACAACCAAAAAATCTGTTAGCGTACCCTCCTCACCACCAACAAATGCAACATCCTTATCAAACCATTGGTGTCGAATAAAATCCCGCTTAGATTTGGAACGAACCATCTCTCCATTCTCCAAATCATCCATGCATATTAAATCCGGTCTATGGATACCAAAACGACGACCACGCACTTTATTCCCAGTACCGAGTGCCATCATTTTAACTTCGTTATTGGTTATGATTTCATTTAGTCGCCACAACTTACCTTGACCACATACATGTGGAAAATCCTTTATTAACTTTACATTATGTTCTAACTCCTGTTTAAGATCAAATAAGAATTCTTCGGCTTGTCCTGCGGTATCAGATAATAGTATTATAAATTTTTTCTTGTTGTAGGCTATACACCATAGGGGGAATATGAGAGATATAATCGAGCTTTTGCTATTGAAACGCGGGGCTGCAATAGCTTTCTTGAAACCTCTTTTTCTTTTTATTATAACATGTTTTTTACGTTTAGCGTATTCTTTATTCAGCATACCATACAAGTATCTATGCAATTCGCTACTCGGTTGTTTCAAGTAATGTGGAAAATACCGTACTGCGAATGCATACATATTATTTCCACAAACTTCAATAAGAGCTTTTATTTCTTCTGGTGTTAGGTGGGCTTCTTGTTCAATTCTTTCTTCAGCACGGGGGGGTTCTGGATATACAGCTTCAATATGTGAACCTACTCTTCTGCCTTTTTTTACTATTTCAAATTCATTCTCTTCCCAGAAATTATCTTTTCTATTTATAGCAAATTCTTTTCTATCTCCCGAATCCCGCCCATACGTGTTTAGTCTTCTATAGAAATCTTCTTTTATCTTTGCTAATTCTCTATTATCAAAATAATCAACTAGGTAATCTGGCAATTGTCCATCATATTCTTGTGATTTTTCTATTCTATCTTCTACTACATCTTCTCTATTTTCGTATCTAGCCATTATTATATTTTGCTCGTAACTTCTCTTCGTGTCCATCTATTAATGATCTTGCGATCTTCTCTTGTACACGAGTCGATATAGTATCTGGAACAGTTTCATAATTATTTTGTGTATTTATTTGTATAAAGGAATCCACCTTCATATTGTCGAGGCCATACAGTTTTGCTCTTGCCTGAATTGCCTCCAACCAGCTGGAAAAGAACTTTTTAATGTCATTTGATGTAGACTCTATATTATCTCTATATTTCTCAAACAAGGCTTTTGCCTCGCCTGTGGCTTCAGAAAGTTCGAGATAGAGCTCTTGACGTTTTTTAGCAACTTCTGTTGAAGTAAGATCGGCTACTGCCAACTCATCAAGATATATTCTACTACGTATGACTGTAGGTAAGGACATACCAAGTTTATTGCAGATATCTTGGTTTGATTTACCTTCGTCTACGAGTTCCTTCATAGCTTGCAACCGCTTGAAACGGTCTACAGTGCTTACATTTCCTACTGGCATTATTCTCCTTTAAAATCAAACAGTTATAGCGCCGAAAGCTGCTTATCCTGTCGTCACAAGAAAAGTGTGCCTAAGTAGCTATAATTTTTTAAGATAGGTGTTCGCTATATGTCTTTTGGATAGGTCTTACGGAGTTTTAAAATACATTTTCTCATATAGAATTGCACAGCAGATCTCGATATATTTAATTTGTTTGCAATTTCATACTGAGACAAGTTGTAATTAAAGTATAAATCAGCAACTTGTTTTTGTCGAGGGCTTAGGATATGATATTTTGTTGCAGAGAAATCTATCAATTCTGGACTCTTATCTGTACTCCATTCTATCTCATCTTCGGTACTAAAATTTTCTATCTCATCTTTTTTTAGTATCCACTCATTACTCCAACTAACTTTATCTTGTGAGGCCCAGGCTTCGGCTTCCTTGCATAATTTGGTGCATATACTTTGTTTCTCACATTCTTCACATAACACATAAATCACTTCTTTCCTTTTATTAATTCTTCAATATTATTATCTCTGAACACATCTAGAACACCTGTAGCTGTAGCAAAACAGAGTGTGTCCATATCAAGTTTATCACTCATTAGATAATGTGCAGATATTGCCTTTAACATAGCAAATATAAAATTAAGCTTATTCAAAACTAAATTATTATACTTCATTATCATTATTTTTAATTCAGGTTCACTATGCAGTACTTCTGTTGTATCCGTATCCTCAAATTCATATGGGAATAATACATCATACACAAATCCACCAATCTTTAACTTTTTTGGAATATTATCATCACAGAATCTTATATTGTTACAAACAATTATTTCAAAAAAAGCCTTACCAAGTTGCTCTATGTCTGATTCTTCAAACGCATCCCCAAGATATATTGAATTAATACTATGCATCACTTCGTGCAAAAAAACTTCTAAGATTTTTTGCTTAGACATTGTATATGGCCCACTTTCAGCAGAAACTCGAATATAGCCTTTACCAGAATGCATACTTCCACGAAATTTAAAATCAACACACTTATACGGATATATTACATCAAAAGTTACAGGTCCAATTTTAACTGTTTTGGGGAATTTTATCAAGTTTTCTTTCATACAACTCCTCCTATATCATATATTGCTGGACCACTGTTAGATATGCCTTTAAATTCTCTATTATCAGCATCTCTCATCAAAATTTCATATTCTATTACAATATCTGTATAGGCTTTTACAAGTTTGGTATATTTATTATTTGTTTCCTCAACAGATATACTGGCCTCCTCCACAAACTTTGTAATCTCTATATTCTCCTTCTTTAGTTTAGAATGTTTTATATTAAGTCTGTCATATTTGGTTATAAGTATATTATATGAATTCTCAAGTTTAAAATAAGCAGTTTTATAGTCCATCATTCACCTCCACTATTCGCAGCCAACGTTTCTTTAGTAAGCTCTTCAGGTTCCAATTCCTTTGCATTATCAAGCATATACACACATACTTCCATTGCACCTTGTTCAGTATAACCAAACTTCTTTTGCAAATTACTAATAAGTAGATTAACACCTCTTTTTACTTTATCATCATATATTTCATTAAAATTAGAACTGCCATAATCTTTTATTGCAGCTCTGAAATTGAAATTTACTACAAGAGTATCAAGTACTTTTTCCTTCAATTGGGATGTGTATCTCTTATATAGAGTCTTGTATAATTCAGTTTCAGTTATATCTTTTCCTTCAACTATAATTTCCTGCCCAAGCGTCTCTGATGTATATTCACTTAATATATTTTCTCTGAAATTCTTTATCAGTCTTTCTTCATAATGCGTACCAACTACTTTACCTTCTTTCATTCTAACAGTTTTTGGTAAACTACATATATAACATTCAACCCTATATAAGAATTCTTCTGTTATTTCAATCCTATCACCAGTAAAATCACATATTTTGGTATCACCAATATCCCAGTTTAGTGCATATATATAATTTTGCACATCATTTGAAATCTGCTTTGTGTTGTAGTCATACATAGCCTCCTTCATTTCTTGTAATGTAGTATAATGATATAACTGCAACAGAGAGTCTAAAAATCCAACAACTATTTCCTTTGGTGCCTTTTTAATTTTAGCAAAATAATTATATAGAATTTGCATATTTATTAATTTATCTGATTTTGAATATGTAGTATAAAATTCACTAAACATAGATATAGATGTTCTACCAGAAAATCCTTCATCCCCCTCTTCCTCAGATTTGTTTATAATCATTCTACGTATCTTAGATGTAAAATTCTTTCTATCTATTTCAGTTAACCAAGTTGGTATATTACCAGCATATATTTCCATTTTAAGTAAATGCCAATGAACATCACAGTGATTAATGTATATAGATGGGTCTTCGAGCCAATCATCCTCGATATATTTAGATATATTTTTAAGTCTTGATGAAATCATAATCTTAGCAAAATTTCTCAATACACGAGGTAGAAAGTTATGTTCTATTTCTTCACCAAATATATTTTTATAAATAGATATTTCTGTATCCACATCTAAAACATAAGGTGTATATATATACATTATTCTATCTTCGTAGGACTTTATATTAGTTATATTTTTTATATCTTCTGTATTAGTGACAGATACAAAAAGGGAATTCACTCTTTCCTCAAAATTATCTACCTTTCTTATACCCTCACTAATAATATTATGCAGTTCGTTAAATCTTGCAATATTATTGTCTTTTATATCCATAAGGGCATAGATACCATTATTTGTTGGTGCATTTCTCGAATGTATATATTTTACTTGTCCTTCGCCAAATATATTGTCTAATTTCTTTTGTAAGGCTATATTTACTATAAATTCTTGTTTCAGTGGTGTTTTATCTGCTGGGTTATATATAGTTATGCCTTCACCAAGTTTGCGATCAAATTTACGTGGTCTAGCATAAACCATGTCAAATATTTCTTTAGCCTTATACTTTTCAGATAATTTATCATATATAGAAGAACAGACAGCACAAGTTTCTTCTCTAAACAACCACTCATATCGTCTATCTAATAAAGCATCTCCAACTAGTTCTTCTATAAAATCTCGTCTCATAGATTTTGGTATTGCAGTGAATGGGTGACCATGACATGGACAGGGTATTTCTTCATATCCACCAGTTTTTCTGGCAACTTTATTAACAGTTCTATCATCTTTTTTATATACTGTTATCATTTCGTACGGAATTCTCCACACCAACTCATAACAACCACCTTCTACAGAATTGGCGTATTCCTGGAATCTGGACAACAGACTATTCAAAAACACGCTTTTACCACATCCTGGGGGACCCTTGAATACATATATTTTATTTTGCTGTGTTCCTTTCGTCATAGCATGTGTAAGATACATTAAACGATTAGCAAATAACCTATCAGCAAAAAATGGTTCATCCATATTATACACAAGTAAATCAGTGCAATCATAATGCATAAACCCTATAGATTCTGGATCATTAGGATATTCGTTGATACCTTTCCCAACATAAAATTTTACCATATCATGAAACATCTGAAATATGCTTCTTGAGACCTTCTGTGGCGCTCGTTTGAATAAATCGACGAATTCATTAAACGACAGAGTAGGTCTGACTTTCTGTTTGTCTACGTTGCTATATAAGTTTGTTAGTGCTTCCACTATAATTTCTCCTTACCTGTGTAACTCCATTCAACATGATCCAACGGTGCTGTAGATGTCCGCCTAACTGGTTTAGTCACATCCTCTAACTTTTCTATTCTTTCAGTTAACTCTTTTATAGCCAACTCTATTTTCTGTAGTCTAATTTCTATATTAGTTGTCATTTTACCCCCGCCGAATTAAGTGAATAGACTACTGTACCATTATCAGTAGACCTACCCCACGTATTTTCACCATCTGTATTAGTTGTATGATAAGTAACATCCCAATAGTACCAACGGCAAGGTCTTTCCCAAATTGGGTAAACTGGATATGGGTTTGGCACATACATAGTTTCTTTATCGCCGAAAGTCTCATTTAGTAATTCTCTCAATTCTTTAGCTTCTTCTAAAGTTAATGTTACCTCTTTCTTACCAATTTTAATATTGATATTTGACACTTTTACATTTTTTGTCATTTCTTCCTCCTAGAAACTTTCTTATCGTCTGTTATAGTATATATGATTCTTTCCCAAGTTATATCTGTTTTATTCTCTTCCACAGATTGCGCTGTCATAGCAGCTCTCCACAGAGGAGAAGGAGTTGATAATACCTTATCTTCTGCTGTTGATGTTTCAATTTCGCTAGTTTCTAATAACACATTTCCTCCCCAAAGAAAATATATGCCTCTCATCACATTATCAATATAAGGAGTTATAAGTTGCTTACCTTCAAATACATGATTTATATACAAAGACCCCTTCGCTTTTACGCATCCTTCGGGATTAATCTCTATACACGGCGGATGTGCCAAATAATCAAGAATCTGTGTTTTATAATCTTTCAACTTCCTACTTTTAATATAATACTCTCTTGTGCCACGTTGCTCATTTATTCTGGCACCAATAACACACAAATCATATCTTTTCATAAAATCATCTGTAACATATGTATTCAGAAACTGAAAATCAGACATAGTTTTACGAACTTTAAAAATAAGATCTTTTCCAGTTCCAGCTTTCTTGTCAAATGATTTTCTATCTTCTTCGTTCAATAAAGATATATATTCTCTTGAGTATTTACCTTTATTACCCAAATCATATATATATTCAAATAGTCTCATCCCTATAGCATATGGGTTTAAACCAATTTGCGGTAGGGAAGTGACATTGGCATGTGTACGTGCAAAATCCACTTCGTGGCTCTTCATCCTATCATCCTGCATGAACAATGTCTCGTGAAGAAATGATGCCCAACCTTCATTGACAATTTTTGTGATTATCTGAGGTGAAAAATACATAGAAGTATTTCTGACAATCGTTATTACGTCTTTCATCCACCTATTCTGCTTTTCATTCAGGAATGGTGAGTATTCTACTAAATATTGCATTAAATCGGTAATTTTAACAGTTTCACTCTCTTCTTCAAGATAATTATCAAAAAGAGCTTCAAATTCCGGGTACTTTGCACTTACATCTAAGAAAAACACATCAATATCATCTGTAGAGTTAAATCTTTCTATTTCCTTTAAATAATCTTGCTCAACTTCGTCTAATTGCAAAAATGCGTCAAAATAGTAGTCTATTTTCTTATCAATCTTACTTTTTTCAATTTCAGTGTGTTTTACATTTAAATCACTAAAATAGTTAACAAGATTGTCTATTCCACGAGTAAATTCAATCACATAATCAACCCACCTACCGTGTTTTGATCTTAGACTGTCAATTATGCGTTTATCAGACAATGCTTGTTGCATAAAGTCGTAATCCCATGTTTTGGAGTAAAATATATTATTTTGGAAGAAATCTATATGGCCTAAGACATGATAGAAGATCATAGTATTCAGCCAATCTGGATTGTTGTCATTATAAAAACTAACAGCAGGTCTTGTATTGATTACAGTCTCATATGGGTTATGTGGATATAATTCATATTCCCCTTTGCCTTTTAATATCTCTAAATCATGAACCCAATAATCATACATAGTAGGAATCATTACTTTTGGACTTAGTTCAGTTAAGTCACGATTTGTGACTATATACTCAAGTGTCTCATTACCGAATGTAAGACCAAAATCTCTGGCTCTCTCTTTACAACCTTCCATTATCTTTTTAGTGTGCTGGTCTATGAGTTTCATTCCATCACCTTATAATCTGTTTTATACTATTTATCATTTCTTTCTCAGAAGCATTTGTCATCAAAGTTGACAATTTCATATAATCTGCAAATTTAACCATCATACCAGA